GCGCCGGTGCCGGAGCGGCAAAGAAGGCAGGCGGAGCTGTGAAGAAAGCATTTACTCCTAAGAAATCAGATCTTACTCCGGGCGGAGATGATAAACAGCTAGAACTACCATTAGCAAACGGCATGTATTCAGAAGCAATGTTGGAAGCCATACTAAACGAAGTTGACATCGAACTGAACAAGAGCCAAATCAAACAGGTTATAAAAGGATTTGTAAGAAAGGGCTTTCAAGCACAGCTTGGTAGCAGGCTAAAGAAAAGTTCATATGGTGATGCCACTGGCGGTTCCACGCCAAAAGCAGGTTCAGGCAAATCAAAAGCATCGAGCGACATGATGCCTAGCATGAACGTACAACAAGCTATCAGTGTTCTTAAAGATGCTGGTTACAAAGTAGACACCAAAAAGAAAACAGTAAAAGTTTAATTCTACCAGAAAGGCTGTTTGGTCTTTTTCGCAGTTTCAAGATTTTCTTTGATCAGATCAGACATTATTATTCTATCATCAGAACACATGTCATAAGCTTCAGTGATTGACACTGAACCTCTCATGTACCAACATATTCTAAATAAAGAATCTTTTAGTTGCTTGACCTCTGATTCAAGCACCTTAACATCGCTTAGGATTTCATCGATACTTTTGGTTAAGATGCTATGCCGAAAAAATTGCTCTGATCAAAAGTAACAGGAATTTCATATGTTTCCGGTGCTCCGGCTTCCTTTTCTTCTTTAGTGGATTCAAAGGTTAACGGCTGTTGGTTAAACTTGCCTCTTTGCTCTTTGATATGATCCATTATCTGAGAATATACTTTTGACTCTGCTTGTTCGATAAACTGTTTTATGTGTGCTTTGTTTGTCACAGCATTTGGTTCACCTTCTGGTTGTATAGCATCAATGCTATCACAAACCATGTCAATGTTGATGTCTGTCAACTTTTGAAATGATTCCTGAAACCTCTTAATTTTTTCAGTATCTTCTGTCTGATCGTTACTGACAATACCAAGTATTCTTTGTTCTTCAAATGTTTTCAAAGCGTTCTTTGTAAACTCTTTGTAAGCAACAGGACGTATTTGTACTTTGAATCCGTCGATAGCAAATGTATCTATAAATTCATGAGCAAAATATCCGTCATACATCTGTAATAGATTCAAACCGTATTCCTTTTCGATATCAGTGCCTGGAATTGTATGTTTCATTTCCAATGTATCACCATAGGTTGCTCTTCTGATAGCAATTAGAATTACATCTAAATCTATTGATGGTGTGTCCCAAGCATTCTTAATGCTAGGAATACAGCTTTGTATAACATCTACAGTTGCTTGTCCGTTAATTAAAGCATCTGGAGTTTTGAAAGTAATTTCGTCTCTAGCTGTCATAGGTAGTACAGCAAATTCTCCTGATTCTGTTCTCTCTAATGACTTCTCAGGCCAATACTTTCCATTACTTGGCAGTCTAATATATAATTTAGGTTGCCTAACATGCTTCATAAGCGGATTAGGCTCTATATTAGTCATGTTTCCCATTGGTTTTGGGATAGAATTATCTACCATGTTTATTTCTCCTGCTAAATATTAATATATGTATAGCACAGTTATTTATGGTGCTTAGTTAACAGAGTATATTATTCATGGCCGAAGTAAAAATTGATATTCCGGGTGTAGGCGAAGTAACCGCAAAGAATGCCGCATCTGAACAAACATTAAAAGAGATTCTCAAAGCAGTTGGTGGTGGCACTAAAAATGTCAACACACAAATGGGGCAAACTAGTGGCATGGGTGGCGGAGCAGTTAACACCAAAAAAGCACAACAGGGTTTGGATCAAGTAGGTGAAAGTGCTTATAGTGCTTCGGGAGCATTAAGCAAATTAGCCAGTGCCGGAGTAGGACTTGTAGGCGGAGCAATCAACGGATTACTTGCCGGTGCTTCTGCTTTAACAGGCACATTTACAGGATTAGCACAGGAGGCAATGTCTGGCAGTGTTCGTATGTCAGATTACGCTCAATACCTACCAGGTGTTGGAGCAGTTGCTAAAGCATTAGATCAACAGTTGGACACATTTAGAGATTTATCATCATCAGGTGCGGCCTTTGGTAATGACATGTTTAACTTGTCCATAGTTGCTGGTAGAAGTGCTATACCAATACAGGATTTTACAGAACTGGTAGGTAGCAATTCTGAAATGTTAAGAAGATTTGGTGGCACAGTATCAGACGGTGTTACAAATTTTGGAAGACTGTCCAAAGAATTTAGACAAAGCACAATCGGTCAACAACTAATGGGAATGGGTTTCACTACTAAGGAACTTAATGAAAATTTAATCAATTACAATGACATGATGGTGTTCATGGGCAAAAGAGAAATGATGACTGATCAACAGCTAATAGCAGGTGCTCAAGCATACAGTTTCGAACTTGATAGAATAGCAAAACTTACAGGTAGAAGTAGAAAAGAAATAGAAGAAGAAATGAATTCTAGAAACACTAGTATGTTCCAACAGGCCGCTACAGCAAAAATGTCCGCAGACCAAGTTACTAAATTTAATACTAACTTAGCATTGTTACCTCCACAAATGGGAATGTTCAAGGATGCTCTTGTTGACATGGCTGACGACAAACCATTTACACCTCTCGCAAGAAGAATGGTTGTCATGAGTGAAACGTTTAGGCAAAAAGCAGTTGATATTAAAAATATGAAGCCGGAAGAAATTACAAAGTTTTATCAAGATGTTGAAAAAGAAATTAGAGAGTACCAAAGCAAATACGGAGATGACCAAGAACAGTTCTTAAGAAGCATTGCTAATACCAATCCGGAGTTGGCAGAAGTGTTTGAAAACATGGCAATGTTGAAAGGTATTACTTTTGCTCAAGGTGAAGCCGCAAAACGTGAACAGGAGGAGAGAGATAAAGCAACTACTAAAATAGCAGGATTTGAAGAAGGAATCGCAAGTGCTATAGGATTATTTAAGGCAGAATTACTAGAAAGCGATATGTTTAAAGATTTCAAAAAACTAGTAGGAGAAACTATACCTTCTATAGAAGGATTTAATAAAGCCGCTGATGAAGCTATGAAATATTGGAATACAAATATATTTCCAGAAATACAAAGAATATACGAATGGTGGAAGAGTCCTGAAGGTGGCGTAAAGCTAATAGCAGATATTAAAGATTTTATTGACACATTGATTACAGATATCACACCTAAGGTTAAAGAATTTGTAGATGGACTGTCTACACTGTTTTCAAATTTATCAACAGAAGAAGGAAGACAAAAAATTTGGGAAGGTATAAAGAAAAGATTAGCATCTGGTGTGTCATCAATATTTGAAAATTTTGATTGGGTAGCTTTTGGAGGCACATTGTTATTAGCATTGACAAAACTTAATCCTTTTGGTGCTTTGGCTAGCACACTTATAGCAGGTATTGTTGGATTTATCGGTTGGGACAATATCAAACAGTTTTTCTCTATAGAAAATTTACAACAAGGCGTAGGAAAAGCAGTACAAACGATGATAAACGGTGTACTAGATTTCTTTAGCATTGATATATCATTACCAAATTTTTCAGACTTTTTACCAAGATGGTTAGGTGGTAAGGGTAGAAGTTTAAAAGATTTATTTAAAGGCGAAACATACGAGAAAATACCAAAAATTGATGAAGAAAAAGCAGAAGAAGAAGTTTTTGGTGATGATAAAAAGAAAGATAAAGAAAAAGAAACAGAAAATGCTGATAATGACAGTTCAACTTCGAGCCAGGATGAACAGCTGGTTATGTTAAATACTAAGATACAAGAGTTGATAGATATTAATAGAAAGCACTTTAACATTGCTAGAGAGCAAACAGGAACAGTGTAATAGGAAAAATTTATGAGTTGGAAAAGATATTTTACACCGGTTGAAGGAACAGATGGATCTAACAGTCCGTTAAGTTCTACGGGCAATCAACCAGGACCAGCTAGAACAAACTATTCTAGTTTTTTACCAGATGTGTACACAGGAGCTCCTAATAGAGTTGAAAGATACGGACAGTATAACACTATGGACATGGATTCTGAAGTCAATGCGGCTCTTGATATATTAGCTGAATTTTGTACGCAAAAGAACACACAGAACAAAACTACATTCCAACTTGATTTCAAACAAACAGCAACTAATTCTGAAATAAAAATCTTAGAGCAATACTTACAGCAATGGCATAAGATGAATAGTTTTGAAACACGTATGTTTAAGATTGTGCGTAATGTGTTTAAGTTTGGTGATGCTTTTTTTATTAGAGATCCAGAAAATAAAAAATGGTTTCATGTTGATCCAGCAAAGGTATCTAGCATCATTGTAAATGAATCTGAAGGAAAGAAACCAGAACAATATATTGTTAAAGATATAAATTTAAACTTTGTTGACAAAGTAGCAACAACTCCTTATACTACTAACGGAAACGTTACAGGAGGCGGCGATGGTTACTTAACTGGTGGTGTCCGAGGCATGGTAGGTAACACCACAACACAAAGCAGTAATTCAAGATTTGGAATCAACAAACAAAAAGAAATAGCTGTCAACGCAGAACATATGGTTCATTTAAGTTTGTCTGAAGGACTAGACAACAATGCCCCATTTGGTAATTCTTTGTTAGAAGGTATATTTAAAGTTTATAAACAAAAAGAACTACTAGAAGATGCTATCATTATTTACAGAACACAAAGGGCACCTGAACGTAGAGTGTTTTATGTTGATGTTGGTAACATGCCATCACACCTTGCGATGCAGTTTGTAGAACGTGTCAAAAATGAAATACATCAAAGAAGGATACCATCAAAGACAGGAGGCGGTACATCTGTCATAGACAGTGCTTACAATCCTTTATCAACTAATGAAGATTACTTTTTCCCACAAACAGCAGAAGGTAGAGGATCAAAAGTTGAAACACTACCAGGCGGTACTAACTTAGGCGAAATTGACGACCTTAAATATTTTACTAATAAACTTGTAAGAGGATTACGTATTCCTAGTTCATACTTACCAGCGGCCGCACAAGACGAAGGACAAAGTTCATTCAATGACGGTAGAGTTGGCACAGCATTTATACAAGAATTGAGATTTAACAAGTATTGCGAGAGATTACAAAACTTAATATCAGAAGTGTTTAATCAAGAATTTAAACGCTACCTACTTGAAAAGGGTGTAAACATTGATATAGCAATGTTTGATTTGATGTTTCAACCTCCACAAAACTTTGCTAGTTACAGACAAAGTGAATTAGATAATCAAAGGATAGGAACATTTGCTCAGATACAAGCAATTCCTTTCATGAGTAACAGATATGCTATGAAAAGATTTTTAGGGTTGTCTGAAGCTGAAATGGCAGAGAATGAAAGATTGTGGAGAGAAGAAAACGACGAGACATTGTCTAAACCATCAACAGACGCACAAGCTGAAATGAGAGGCGCAGGCATAAGTGGAGCAGGTATTGACGCTGACATAGGTGGAGCAACTGATACAGCACCAGAAGGTGAAGATCCAACATTGGCCGCAGGCGGAGATGATACAACAGGAGCTCCGGCAGATACAGCATTAGGGGGAGATGAAGGCGGCGGTGAAACGCCCCCGGCATAAATAGTAGTATGATATTACGAGAATTATTTTATTTTGATAAACAAACCATTGAGCCAGTAGAAGATAAATCCTACGATGCCACTGATGACGAAAGTATTGTCAAAAGAGATGATACACGTAAAACAAGACTTACGCTGAAGCAGATTAATAAAGCAAGAATAGCTTCAGAACTCCATCAAGAAGCAGAACAAAAAGAATTAGAACTTGTTCGGCAAATGTACGGCATTCAGGCACAACCAGAAGTATAAAGGAAAAGCCGATGACGGTAGCTTTCGTTATAGGTAATGGCGAGAGTCGTAAGGATATAGATCTATACGCACTAAAAAATTACGGAAAAGTTTATGCTTGTAACGCTGTGTTTAGACACTTTACTCCAGACTATCTAGTAGCAGTGGACGTAAAAATGGTGCTAGAAATCAATCAACATAAATGGCAAATGGAAAATGAAGTTTGGACAAATCCAAATAAGCAGTTCCATGGCTTTCAAGGATTTAACTTTTTTCAACCAAGTAAAGGTTGGAGTAGTGGTCCAACAGCTTTATGGTTAGCAAGTACACACGCACACGACACAATTTATATCCTAGGATTTGATTTTCATGGCAAAAAAGATGAACAAGGTAACCGAACAAAGGTAAATAACTTGTACGCAGGAACACACAATTATAAAAGATCAGGTGAACCTGCTACGTATTTTGGTAATTGGGAAAGGCAAACCGCCTCTACTTGCGAAGGTCATGCTAGAACTCAATATATAAGAGTAGTAGAAGACGGAGACGACTTTGTACCAAAACAGTTAAAAAAGGTAGAGAACTTGACACACATCAGTGTTGGAGAGTTCAGAAAATATTACGATTTTTAACACCAACGTGTCAAAACGAACCGTTTTGACGCCATTTTCCACGTATTTTATAACAATAGTGTAAATACTACTAGACAGCCTTACATCAATTTATAACAGGAGAAAACAATGGCAGATCAATCAAAACTAGAGCAAATGCTCGAAAAATTGGTAAACAATGATCGCGATGGCGCGGATTCATTGTTTCATGAATTTGTAATCGAAAAATCACGTGGCATTTATGAAAAAATGCTAGAAGATGATATGAAAGATTTAGAAGTCGACGAAGCATCAGACGAGGAAGTAGATGAAGCTTCTGAAGAGGACAAAGACGTAGATGAAGCTAAAGACGAGGAAGTAGATGAAGCATCAGATGACGAAGAAGTTAAAGAAGAGTCAGACGAAGAAGTAGATGAAGCATCAGACGAAGACGTTGAAGAAGCTACAGACGAAAAAACAGATGAAAACTTCGACGAATTAACACCAGAAGGCGACCCAATGGGTGGCGATGCCGCAGATGACATGATGAGTGACATGGAAGACGACGGCGAAGGTGATATGGATAAAGGCGACGACGATGAAGAAATCGAAGACAGAGTTGTTGACTTAGAAGATGCTCTTGATGACCTAAAGGCAGAATTTGAAAAAATGATGTCTG